TTAGTATAAAATCGCATTACTTAACCAGGTCTTCGTACTTCTCAGTCAGTTTACTATTCGGGTCTACAAGAGTCAAGATCTTATCTGAGTGAATCATGAAGGTGTTTTGTTTTGTAATGTCAACCAACCAAGGGGATAGAGTCCCATCGTCTGCAAGGACAAATGGTTCAATCAACTTACAATCTGGATCACCAAGTTCACCACTAACTTCTTCAATCTGCGTTAGTAGTTTCTGATTGTTCGGCAGGATCAGAATTTTGAGGGGTTTCATACTTTTCAATTCCATCTTTGTACATATTCACAAGTTGATCAACTGGTTCAGTAATTGTAACCACCCAATCAGCAACTACAGGGATCATATTCTCTTTGCTCAGTGGCAAGTAAGGAAGTAGTTGAATCTTTGATGGGAGTCGAGTTGATCCGTTGGTATCCTGAATATCAGCAATCAGTTTGACTCGACAAGGGTATTTGAGGTAATAACCTACGACCTTCTCATCAACGATCATTTCCTGAACGTCTGCAATTACATCTTCAGTGGATTTCAGTGTTAAAAGTTTTACACTCATTTTTTTACAGTTTTTCCTAAAAAAATTATACCAATAAAAAAGAGGGGTGTCAACTGGATTTGGCCAGTTACCCCTCCGTCAGCGGCGACGATACCTTATTTAGAAACCAGTAGGTAAGTCTTTATATACTCGAGCGGGACTAACTTTTTGATTTATGAATGTTTCATTTTGATTATAAAAACGATCCTCATAAGTTCCTAGATCAGTTATCCACCCAAATATAGTTTCTTCTGTAAGATCCCCATATGGTACCCAACCATCAGAAGTTGATGATCTATCTGTAGTATCGAGATTAAATGCGTGTATTGTATCTTCAATTATTCCAGAACTATGAACGGATAAGAATCTAACAATTACCTCAGATACTACGTCTTGATCACCCGAATTATTAACTTTAAGTTCCGTAATGGATTTAGAATTAGTTATCGACATGTTTGATTATAAGTGATATCAATATTTAGAGATAGTCTTTACGTTGATGATGTTCTGGGATTACTTTCGTCAGAGTAATCGTAAGAAGTCCGTCTTCAAATGAGACATTAGATACTTCAGTATCTTCAGCAAGGGTCCAGGCTCTCTCAAAGTCTCTTGTAGCCAATCCTTTGTGAACAAATACCCTTTCATCATCAGGTGATTTTTTCTCTCCCTTAACAAAGAGTTTTCCATACTCTGTATAGGCATGGACATCTTCTTTCTTAAACCCTGCTAATGCAATTTCAAGTTGAGTTACAGCATCGTTTACCTGGATAACATTATAGGGAGGATAATTGTTTACAGATGTATTAAAAACTCTGTCAAAATATTCATCCATTCCGATCGAGTTCTTTGCAATACGATCCATTAGCTGATCCAAATTGGCAGCATTATACTTTGCTAGTGTCATGAGACTTCTCCTTCTAAAGCGAGAGTGTGTTGTGTGGTCCCCGAAGGCAACCGTTGGCGTAAAAGGGGGTTCCGTAGAACCCGAACCTCTTACATACTAATTATAACAGATACTAAAAAAGATGATGTAGTGATAACTACACTTTATTGTACTGAATACCGTCTAATAAATTAATCTCATCAATCAAATATTCAAGTTTACTCAAAAAATATCTAACTTCCCGATCGGTATATGATTTAGTGTTTAAAAACAAATCCATAACATCTTCTAAATGACTGGAATAGTAAGGATATTCTTCTACAATACTAGTATAACAATAGTAAATGTCTCTACTATAGCAATCATTTTTTAATAATAGTTCAAAAGAATATTGACGAAAGAATAATTTACATACATTTTTTATCATTCTATTTCTTAAATCGCCTTCAAAAGTGGTTTCCTTATAAAAAAAGTCTTTAAGGTGTAAAAGTCTTTCATAACAAACCTCTTTTTTATTTGCTATTTCAATATTTTTAATATCATTTAAAATTTCTCTAGTCAAATGTGATACAGATAAATCTAAACCTTCGCCGTATATTTTTTTTGATTGGAATCTATGGGCGTGATCATCCATGAAAGATTTTTCAGAATGTAGATTGATATCAATCTCAATACACCTTCCAATCATTTCATAGATTTTATGTTCAATAATTCTTTTTTCATCACTGAATACTAATTCATTTGTATTCGGCAAGTATGGATTCATTATTAAACACTTATGTTTTTTTGTCCCATAAAAATCAAAATAGTCGGTATTATCATAGACAAATTCCATATCTAAATCTACAACCGTATCATCAATTATTTTTTTATGACCCAGAGATCCCCTAAGATAGACAGACTTTGGTTCATAATTAACTATCGAATAAACATAATCAATGATACAAGAAAGAACACCATTAGATTCAAACTCTGTCTCAGCTTTCTTTAAGCATACAATTCTATCTTTAGAATTTAATTTATGAAGTTTTCCAAGTTTTTTTAATTTCATCGATAAAATTATATAAAAAAAGACGGTGTATTACGCCGTCTTATAGGGGTTTCCGACATTCGTAGAGTCTGCACGAAAGACTCAAAGATATTTATCAACAATCCTCCACTTGAATCAGTCTGTGAGCCTTTCGAAGAGTTTCGTGAGTTGTGTTGTTCAACTGAGGAATAACACCCAGAAGCTTCCAAGGTCGTTTACCAGGAGGTTCAATTTTTATGTTGATACCAGCAGCAGATGCAGTGCGATTCACAATCTCAAAACACTCTTTGTATCGCATCTCAATAAATGACATGAAGTCTTCATATCTACTTTTGATTCTAGAAGGAATCTTGTCCGTGGTATACAATACGACATAACAATCTTCAGGAACATTTTTTGAAATTTTCGTCCAAAGACGACCACGGTTTGTTTCACCAGAAGAATAAACATGGACTTTCTTGCCATTGACACAATCACCATTAAAGTAAGCATCTTCAGGGAGGTCAGGACTCTTGTTCAAATAGGCCAAAACGTCATCACGACTAGGATTCCATACTGCACGTTGTCCCCCTTTAACAGCATCAAAGATATTATCTACAAGGTCAGAAACTTGATCTTGTTTGATGAAACGTAATGCTTCAAATTCTTTGAGGAGTAAATATGAGATTGCAGTTTTATCGTGTTTAATACCACCGTTAGTAATAGCAGCAACAGCAGCTTCAAACAAATCACCTTCTTTAGTGGGACGACTGATGAGGTCATCATTACCAATTAGAGCTTCAGAGAGGTTCTGAACGTAAGCAACTGACGGATCTGAATCAGGATAGGAAAAAACTGCGACTGGAATGAACGTACATCCTGAAAGTATTGCAGCACGGATGCGAGTGCGTCCATCTTTAGTATTGAAGGATGTATCAACGATAGGGGGAAAAGGATCGTAACTCCAACCCTTCATTTCATATGAATATGCAATATCCTTATCTACATTATCTCTATTACCATCCTTACGAATGGCCATGTTATTCAGTTCTTCACAAACGATATCACCACCAAACTTTTTTAGATCAAGAAAAGCAAACTGAATGAACTTCCCTCGTTTGGAGTGACTCTGAATTTCTTTGTCAGACCACCGACCTTCATACTTAGTCAGATCGATATCTTGTTTTTGGGGACCAAATCCCTTTCTCACTGTAATAGTCATGTGTTTATTCTGCTAGATAGCAACTTTAATGAAGTCTGTCCGCTGTAAGCGATTGCTTCGATTTAATCATAACACAAAAAAAGAACCCGTCAACTGACGGGTTCTAGAGGAGTCATGATTCTTCTTCGGTCTTCCCTCTCTTACCGATGTTGTATTTCTGCTCCAGAGTCCAATCCTGTTTGTCTTTGTAGGACAGAACCTTGATCTGATTCAGAGGTGCGATATCAATAATCGAATCTTCGTTCAGGATCGTAATGAGTCCCCAATCAGCAAGAAGCTTAGTAATACGATTCCTACGCTGAACATCATTAATAGTAAGGTTAGCGTATTTCCCATCCAGGGCAAATAGTTCCTTAAAGTGAACGATGTAATACTTACCCTGTTTGTGCAGGATATGACATGATTGATACAACTTCTTTTCTTTCCTAGAAGCTACACCAATACGAGTCAGAGTTTCTCTTACCTTAAGAAAGTCATCAGGCTCATTCAACCTGATCTCGACCATTTTGTCTTGAGACCAAGTTACCTGAGGTTCAGCAGTTTGTGTCATTTTGTACCACCAGTGTCAAGTCGTTGTTTGATAAATTCAATTTGTTCATTAGATAGGATTTTCAGAACTTGAGATGCTTTCTCGTTACTATAACCATAGTATTGTTTAACAAACTCTAAATCTGATACTTTCTCTTTTCTAAGCCAAGGAGAAAATCTTTTCTTCTTTCTCAGAATATTTATATAAAAATTATATTGCATGTCCTTATCCAAGAAATGATACTTGTTCATTTCATTGGCGAACATCACACAATCCAAGTGACCTGACAGACACTTATTAATAATAAAGGGAGGATATTCTCGTGCTAGAGTGGGGTCCTCATCGAGAATATTCTCCTTGTTAAAGTTGATTGAATTCAACCAATCTTTCAATTCCATATCAAAGGATCAACTTCTTACTAGGGGTTTTCAATGGAGAGAACATCTCCTCATACTGTTCTACCAGTTCATCATTGACGTTAGCAGTATATACAATCCACTTCTTGCTGATCTCCAGTTCCTTCTCTTCACGTTTCAGAAGAGGAGCATAAGGTGCAAAACCAAGACGACCATCACCCTGATTAAAGGCAACAATGGGATTCATGATAACAAGACTGTCCTCTTTGTCCTCAAGGACATCAGCGACTACATCCTCACCAGAGGACATACGAAATACTTTAACGTTCATTTTCAATAAAATTTAGGTTCATCAATTTTAGTTTTGTGGAGAAGAACTCCATCGACTTTATCTAATAAATCTAGAATACTTCCATGCATCAGACGGTATCCATATCCAACATAAAGTTGTCCAAAGAATACTGTAAGTGCCATAAATGCCCAGAAATAGTAATACGTTCTGGATTTCTTTTGTCTTGGGTATTTCATTTAAAATTACACTCCACCATAATTTCTGTGAGACAAGCAAGCATATTTATCTCTTGGTCAGCGACGAAAGAACTCTGATACTGATACTTAGCAATAATGAGAACAGCAGCAGCGATCCCACTACCATCCAACTTTGAATATACTGCGTCGTAAACACTACGAAGAAGAACGTGAGGGTCATTATCAAGATTATCCACGACCCATTTACGGACCTTGGGGAAATCTTTGTCTTTAAGGTGTCTAAAGAGATCATCGGTTTTTACGTTAGTGAATGCGGCAAGGATACCAGTATCAATCTTTCCACTGACAGAATATCGTTGTAGTTCATTAAGTACACGTCGCCAATCAGGGAAATGTTTTTGAATGAGTTCTACCAGGACCTTGTTATCATATTCAACACCTTCTGTATCGAGGATTTGTTGGAGGCGTTGGAAGAACTTTCCTGCGAGGGCTTGACGTTCTTTTCCTTTGATGGAGAAGTCAACGACTGCACATCGGGAGTGGAGGGGTTGGATGATTTTGTTTTTGTAGTTACAGGTGAAGATGAATCTACAGTTCCCAATAAACTCCTCAGTAAACGCCCGTAGACAGAGTTGTACATCTGGGGTTGTGTTATCTGCCTCATCAATGATGATGACTTTGTGTTTTGCATTTGACGAAAGCGAGACGGTCGAAGCGAAATTCTTCGCATTGTTTCTGACAGTATCGAGGAATCGTCCCTCGTCGGATCCGTTGATGACATAATAGTCTACTCCAAGTTCATGACAAAGTGCCTTGGCGACAGTGGTCTTACCACATCCAGGAGGTCCAGAGAGAAGAAGATTAGGCACTTCCCCCTTCTCTACAAATTGTTTGAAAGTATTCTTAATTCCGTCAGGAAGAATACAATCATCAATAGTCTGGGGTCGATAAGATTCGACCCAAACAAATTCATTACGACTCATAATCAATTAAAGTTATGCAAGTTGTGCCACACGGCACCAATATTCATGTGACCGTGGAAGTACCCTGCTACTATAACACAAAGTGTACCAAGTAAACAGAGACTGAAGGGTATCAAACCCAGTCCGGCTTTCTCTCGGGCATTCTCAGGTAGTTGTCCTTCACCCATGGTTTAGATGCAATGTATCTTTTGTACTTAGTATAGATATCAATACTTTCATCATACTTGAATTCATCAGGTCCAGCAAATACAAAAGGTGTTGGACCTTTACCTGACCTACCTTGCGGATCTGCACATGGAAGAATTTCATTTGCTGCCTGAAGAGTATTGAAACAGGTATGGGGTTTACCATATCTCAATGCATACTCATCACACATTGCAAATCCATGAGCAAGTAACCATCTCCAGTTGTTAACAAAGGAGTTTGCCCAGATAGTACAGGGGTGATTACGGAAGGCACCTGTGGTGGTCTTGTACGGTTGACCATCTGCCTTAGGAATGGTTCCGAACCCATGTCCCCACTTCAGAGAACAGACGATAGAAAGCATTTGACATGTCTCTAAGGGCATCTTGACGATGTGCTTGTCTGGAAGAACACGTGCGGACTTGACGGGATCAGGATCAGTGACAAAGATATTCATTGCAAAGGTCTCTTGAAGATTTCAGAAACAAGATCAGTTGCACCCATTGCCTCGTACATATAAGTTGCACCAGACCTTGGGTTTGTATGTTCACCACATGTGAACACGTCACATACTGCCAAACCATTCTCAGGCCATGTGTGAATAGAGATATGGGACTCTGCAAGAAGAGCAACAGCAGTGACTCCTTGGGGTTGAAACTTATGGGATTGAATACCGAGAAGTGTACTCTCAGACAACGTGGCAGCATTCGCAAGAACATTACGAATGTGTGCCTCATCATCCAACAATCCGAAAGGACAACCCTTCAAAGTGAAGAGAATGTGTCTCATCAGCCAAAGGTAGAATCGGGTTCTAGAGCGATATAATAGGTCACATCGATGTTCTGATTCTGGAAACGGGACAGAAGTTTTTCTGACACAACCACATCATAGTTACCAGGAACAATCTTCAGGTTCTCTTCTTTGAAGTTGAAGACAAACTCAGTCTCTGTCTCACCAACAATGATGGAGAAGTCATTAGAAGTGTCATTCTTCTTATCACGTGCAACCAGTTTGATCACACCGTTCTCACCGATGACAGAGATGTCAGGGAGTTGATAGACAGATGCAGCCTTCTTCAGTTTCTCCAGTTGTTGACTGGTCAGTTGGAAACAAACATCCTCAGTCGGAAGAGTGATCTCTTTCTCAGGAGGTGCAACAATCACAGAAGGATCTGCAAAGAAATACTTAGAACGAGAACGACCTTCTTTGATCACGACATACTGATCATTATCAAAGTCAAGATCAGGGGAGGAGTGAAGTGACAGTCCATTGAGGAACTGGTTCAGATCATAGATACCGAAATCTTTAGGGAACTCTTCGGACACATTGGCTTCAACCAGGATGTTCTTCATCACTGAAATTGAACGCAACTTCTGCCCTTCCTTGAACAGGATAGACTGATTGATAGAAGAGAAGTTCTTCAGGAGAGATACAGTGGATTCAGAAAGTTTCATAATTACCTTTTGGTTGCTTGTTGATGCCAGAGAAATGATAGAGGAGAATACAGTAGTGGATTGCTTTAAGGATGTCAAGTTTAGACTTGCCTTCCTTCTTACCAAAACGTGAGAGATATTTGATTGCATTCGATCGACAGAATGCTTCTGAGTCACCAATACTGTCGATCAGATCCAGTGTCTGAGTTTTGTTGTCGTTAGCATAATGTGCGCTATACGTACCACCAAGATAGTCACGGATCTCTTTGAGGATTACATCCTCCTCATATTTCCAAAAACCATTTTTGTTATCAATGTTCAAATCCATTTCATAATTTTCATTTAAGTTTAAATCCAAACTGTCATCATCAGTAAGAGACAAAGGAGTGTATTCAAACCCTCCATTTGCACTCACAAAATCAATGTCACTCATCAGTTCATCATACAATAGGGACCATGAGTTCATTCTATCAAGATTCCTCCGTAGTGTCAATCATTTGAAAATCTACGTCAACCTTGTCGTAGAGTTCCAAGAATGCTGCTTTTGTTTCATCATCGAAACGATTGATGCAAACCTGAAGTGCTTTAGATTTATCACCAAAGATAGAGTATGCACGAACGATGTGAACCAGACGACGGGTAGAAATGATCTCATCAATACCACCATCATAGAAGGTCTTACGGATGATATCTGCCCAGTCAACCAGGTGCTTACAGAATTCCTTGTCGTCACAATCAGACTCAAGAATTTTCTGTTCAGTAGAAGGAGTCGGGTAGGACTGTTCAAAGGTCACACAGAAACGTTCAAGGAAAGCTTCGTTCAGAACGTTAGTACCAATGAATCGACCATCGTCAGAACCCTTACCCTTGGTGTTGGCAGTGGCGATGACTTGGAAACCATCTGCAGGTTTGACGAATCGACCAATCTTCTTCAGGAAGACACCCTTACCTTCAAGGATAGACTGAAGACACAGAATCTTGTTAGATGCCAGGTCAACTTCATCTAGAAGCAACACAGCTCCCCGTTCCAGAGCCTCGATGACGGGTCCATTATGCCAGACAGTTTCACCATTAACAAGACGAAACCCACCAATAAGATCATCTTCGTCAGTCTCGATTGTAATGTTGACACGGATCAGTTCCCTTTTGAGTTGTGCACACGCCTGTTCGACAAGGAACGTTTTACCATTGCCCGAGAGACCCGTGATAAATGTAGGGTAGAAAAGACGGGACTGAATAATTTTTTTAATATCAGAGAAGTTACCAAACTTGACGAAGGAATCATCTTTTTGAGGGATAAGGTCTTGTTCGATTGCGGGGAGAGCTGCGGGAGCTTGATAGTTCTGTTCGAGCTTTTCTTGTACGGTGAGGTTCCACTTACCACGACCAACCTTGAACTCATTGAGTTTCTTGGTGACAGTCTGGTAACTGATATCATTCATGGCACACCATCCACGAATGTCACCAGTAGTAACCTCAGGTCCGAAAGTATCTTGAAGGGAAGCAACGATAGAAGAAGTGGATAGTGCCATGATGATTTGTCTCAACAAAGCTATAATATACGAAAACCACCCTTTTGGGGTGGCGGATGGGACAGTTGTCCAACTGGTTCAACTGATGATATCTACAAACTGACTTAATACTTTTCTATTTAGAGACTTTGCATTAAGATTTTTAACAAATGCAGATCGGATCTTTGCTTTAGATGCACCTTCCTCAACATCAAACTCAGTATCATTATCAAGAGAAGATGAAAGAATACCAAAGTAAGAAGTATATCCACTGGTTTTGATTGCAACAGACTTGTTCTTTTTGATCTTCTTGTAGGAATCTTCGGTCATAGTGTCATCATACCGTCGAACAAATCCTTTGAAGTCACTATTACTGGCGAGACGGAAACCAATGACATTCACACCAGGATTTGTCATCTTAAGATCTTCAAGAAGAACTTCGGTGAACTTGTGAAAAGATCCCTCAATCTTGTAAGTGTGTCCAGTCTTACGATTACGGATAAAGTCACCCATGTACATACGTCCTGAACCCATACGGCCGTCTTCATAGTAATTGTTGACTTTATAGAAGGGAAGAACATTTGCTTCACCATCAGTCAGAATCACAGTATTGATCTTCTGGACTTTATGTTTCATCTTAAACTGAGGGATAAGTTGGTGAAGACATACGATAGCCTCATTCAAAGGAGTACCTGAGAGATTGAAACCAACAGGGATAGAATAGTCACACCACCGCACAATGGAATATGCAACCCGATACAAATTCCTCATTTGTTGATCAAGTTGTTTCTTGTTCACGTCACTGGTGAAGAAGTGGAGAAGGCTGAAGTCTGGACTGATAATCATGTCATACTCTTTGACTTCCTGAATAGGACTTTCAGTATAGGAGAAATAATCTTCAGTCTTTTGATAGTTGTTTGTAAATGCATACACATCAAAAGGAATGTTGACCTTACTACAGAACTGAATCAGATTGAACAGTTGTTTCATAGTTTCCAACAGACAGTCACCCATAGATCCTGACCAATCAAGAATGAAGATCAGACCATGGTTCTTACCATCAGGAATGACATTCACTTTCCTGAAGAGATCTTCGTTGTACTTGTAGGTATGAAGTTTAGAACAATCCAAAGTACCAGTCTTAGAAGAGAATGACCGAGAGTATGCGTCTGCAGACTTCTTACACTCAAATTCTTTTACAAGATAGTTGACTTCCTTTTGTGAAGATTTCTTATATCGATCATACTCAGCATCAACAGGACCAAAGTCTCGTGGTCCTGTCGTCTTTGTTGTTTCTGTGTATGCACAATAATACTCTTTAGGTGTCAATTGATCGACCCAATGATCATTCAATTGCTCATGAATCTGTTTGTTAGAAACTACAACCTTATCAACATCAACCTTTGGTACCTCAAGATAATTGAATGTACGACTACCTTGTTGTACATTACCATTGAATTCTTCTTTACCAGATTCAAAGATGTCGTCAGTTTGAACTTCGGGTTCTGGAGTGGTAGTGGATTGTGGTTTTGAGCGACCTTCAGAAAGATCTTCCAATTCACCAAAGTCCTCCTCTCCTTCACCTTCATCGAAGTCAGTAGATTGCTGTTGTTCTGTCTGTTCCTGAGTCATTCCTTGACCAGATCCTTGACCTGACAGAGGAACATCAATACTCTCTTCCTTTTGACTCTGAACCTTACAGAACTTATAGATCTCTTCAGCAACCATCACTGCATCGGCAAAGGTTTCTGTCTCACCCATCATCTCAACATATTTCATCTCCTCTTCAGTGAAAGGAACATCTACGAAGTTACCAATCTTGTAGTGAAGGTTGGCACGGTCAGCCAGATTGTAGGTAGAAAGATCTTCATCTTCAAGACCAAAGAAATCATCCTCTGCAAGTTCTTTGTATCCCTGATAAAAACTCTTAGACAATCCTGGATACCGACGTTTCATCAGTTTCTCGATACGTGCGTCTTCAACCACGTTGACAAACTGTTTAGGAATACGATCTTCCCATGACCAATCATTAGGTGTATACAATGCATGACCAACCTCATGACCCACGAGCATATCATACACAGTGTTGGATGCCCTCTTCCACATCGGTAGAGTCAGGACACGACGTTCCACATCAAACTGTGCGGTCTCCACATTGGCGTTCTCCACCACCATGTTCTCAGTGGCAAGAAGTTTAGCGAGTTGGGACTTGATTTCGTAGTTGATCATGGTTGTCTGTCTCGATGTACCTATAATACAGCGAAACCC